CCGACGCGAAAACTATTAAGAAGGAGCTCACCGTAAGACCCATAGTAAACAATGAGTTTGGATTTCCTCCACCGCCTTTCAAGGTTTTCAAGGAGACTCAAAAAAATATTTGCGTACCGAGGTTCTACGCAACGGAAAAGTTCGGCGCGCTTGACGGAGACAATCGTCCAGACCCTGCGCGATGCGTTTTCAAATTTACTGGAAAGTTGCGAGACGAGACTTTCCAAAATGTTGCTCTCCAGAAGGCTGTCGAAGCCGGACACGGCGTTCTTTCGCTACCATGCGGATACGGGAAGACCACAGTCGCACTCGCAATCGCGTCGAAACTGGGTCTGAGGACCATGATTGTGGTCCACAAGGAGTTCCTGGCCAACCAGTGGCGCGAGCGCATCCAGCAGTTTTGTCCTGGCGCCACCATCGGAATAGTTCAACAAGACAAGATTCAGATTGACTGCGACTTTGTCATCGCGATGCTTCAGAGTCTCTCGTTAAAAGAGTACACGTTCGACCAGTTTGAATCCATCGGGACCCTCTTCGTGGACGAGGCGCACCACGTATGCGCCCGAGTGTTTTCGCAGTCCCTTTTTAAACTGTGCCCCAAGCACGCGTTCGGCCTGTCTGCGACCCCGGAGCGCAAGGACGGTCTCACGCGCGTCCTACACTGGTTCCTGGGTCCCACGTTCTTTTCGGTCGAAAGGGCGAACCAGACGCAGGTGCAAGTCTTTCCAATTGAGTTTGACTGCAAGCACTTTGACCAACCACCTCCGTGCAACAAGACTGGAAAGATTTCACTCGTCCACATGATTACGGACCTCGTCGAGCACCGAGAACGGAACGACATGATTGTGAAACTGATTCAGAGAATCCTGAAAGAGGAGCCTTCGAGGCAAATCCTGGTCCTGAGCGACCGCAGGCTCCACTGCCAGCTCTTGCAGTCTCACTTTCCTGACATTTCCGGCCTGTACATGGGGGGTATGAAAGAGGCTGACTTGGCGGCGACGAGCGTGCAGAAGATTATCTTCGGGACGTTTAGTCAGGCGCACGAAGGGCTCGACATACCTACTCTCGACACGGTCATACTCTCGACCCCAAAGTCTGACATCAAGCAGTCCATCGGGAGGATTCTTCGTGAGACTGGAGGCAAGAAGAACACTCCAAAGATTTTTGACGTGTTGGACAAGTGGTCTCTCCTGTACGCAATGTACCAAAAGAGGAGGAGGGTCTACAAGGAGGGTGGGTTTCTTATTACGGGTCAAGAAGAACCCGAGCCTGTGGTAAACGAATTCAAAGGAAAATGTTTGTTAAGTGTATAATGTCAGGGGCGCTTGTTTCTCTGGTAGCAAAGGGTGCTCAAGACGTGTATCTCATAAACGAGGACGGCGACACGTCCTTCTTTAAGAGTAGATTCACTCGGTACAAAAACTTTTCACAGGCTCCAAAGAGACTGGACTTGAGCGGACCTATTCAAAACAATGGCACAGTGTCTATTCCCATATTGAGTTACGGTGACTTGATAAACAGTGTTTGGCTCGAAGGTTCGAACATAGTGAGCAACTTGTCCGGTACGATGTTTGAACTGTACATGGGAGGACAGATTATCGATACACAGAGTTTTGATTACATGGCTGACGTGTGGCAAATTTACCTGGCAGAAACATATTCCAAGTGTCAAACAATCAACAACAATATATCTCAGTCTAACAGAAACTTTTTTCCTCTTCACTTTTTCTTTTGTGACAGCGACATGTTTTTGCCGTTGATAGCCATACAGTACCATCAGGTTGAAATACGAGTGACGTGGGGTTCGAGCATCCAAAACGTCAGCAATGTCACCGCGTATGGAAACTATGTGTTTCTTGACACCAAGGAGAGGGAAGAACTGGTTTCGAAACCCCAGATTGACATGTTGATAACTCAAGTTCAGACTGTGCAGGGTACACTGAAAAGCATCGACTTGAGTCTTCTGAATCACCCTGTGAAGAGTATATTTTTCGGGTACCCGCAATCTAGCAACGTGAATGCGTACTGGTCTTTTAGTGGAGTCAGTATATCACTCAACGGAACGCCTCTTTTGGAGAAGATGTCTCCCACGTACTTTCACACCGTTCAGGGGTACTACTCCACAAAGTACGGCATCATCAATTTCAACTCTGCGCAGCTTGCGCCGCAGTACACGAGGTACTTTATGTACAATTTTTGTCTCGACGCGACGAGTTACAAGCCGACTGGTACGTGCAACTTTAGTAGATTAGACAACGCCACCATAAAAGTTGACGGATCTACGTATACCGGCGCCAACGTCACGGGGCTGACTCTCTACGCGGTTAATTACAACATACTTCGTATCAAGTCGGGAATTTCTGGCATTTTATTTAGTAACTAATAGTAACAATGGCATCAGCCGGTAACACAACCTTTACAAATTTGATAGAGGTTACAGGGCCTCTACTCGATTCTACATTAAGGGGAGGAAGTCCCGGACAGGTTCTTTCAACTCTTGGGACGTCGATTGTGTGGACATCTTCGCCTTCCAACACATATGCAATCATAACGCAAGGTACGTACTACGGAGACTATCTTTATTTTAACCCAAACAGTGGTAATGTGTACACTAACTGGACGGTAGGCGGCGCCGACCTGTCTCTCGGCTCAAACGCCGGGGCTATAAGCCAGGGTGACTACGCTGTCGCGATAGGAATAAACGCGGGTGTAAATACACAAGGCGCAAACGCCGTTTCTATCGGAAGCGGTACAGGTAATTACAGCCAGCAACAATACGCGGTTGCAGTCGGTTCGCTCGCCGGATTTACTTTTCAGGGAACTTCTGCGATTTCCGTAGGGTACCAAGCCGGCGGCGACTCACAAAACGCGTACTCTGTGGCTGTCGGGTACCAAGCGGGTAACAGTGTTCAGAGTTCGAATTCCGTCGCGGTCGGGTACCAGGCCGGCTACAGCGGTCAAGCGGCCAGCTCAATCGCTGGAGGCGTGCAGGCTGGGTACTGGGGACAGGCGAGTTCGGCGGTTGCGTTCGGGTACCAAGCTGGGTACACCGGACAGAGATTTGCAGGCGTGTCTATTGGGTACGGAGCCGGTCAGACCGGGCAGGGTACGTACGCGGTCGCCATAGGGTACCAATCGGGCGCCGGAACGCAGGGTGCAAACGCGGTGGCTATAGGTTTTCAGTCCGGCGCTGTATCGCAAGGAGTTTCTTCGGTTTCAGTCGGCAGGGGAGCTGGGTACAATGTACAGGGTTCGAACGCGGTTGCTATAGGTTTTCAGTCAGGGTACTCGACACAGGGTTCGAACGCGGTGGCAATCGGCTCCCAGGCTGGGTACTCGACGCAGGGTTCGAACGCGGTGGCAATCGGCTACCAAGCTGGGTACCAGTCGCAGGGGTACAAATCGGTCGCGATTGGGTACCAAACTGGGTACACAGGTCAAGCGCAGAATTCTGTGGCGGTTGGTTCGGAGTCGGGGTTCACCGGTCAGGGTTCACAGGCTACTGCGTTGGGGTTCCAAGCCGGGTACTCGAGCCAGGCTTCGGGTTCCGTAGCTCTCGGGTACCAAGCCGGGTACTGGAACCAGAGTGGAGCCGCTGTCGCCGTCGGGTACCAAGCCGGTCAGACTGGTCAATTGTTTGGCGCAATCGCACTCGGAGACACGGCCGCTTCTTACAACCAGGGGACCAACGGAATCGCTCTTGGAAACAACGCAGGGTTCACGAATCAACAGTCTCAGGCGATTTCCATAGGGTTTAACGCGGGTTCTCTTTCGCAGTCGGCAAACGCGGTCGCTATAGGAAACAGTTCTGGGCAAACCGGTCAAAACGCGTACTCGATTTCAATCGGAGACTTTGCGGGAGCTAATTACCAGGGTACAAACGCGGTCTCTATCGGTTCTTCGGCAGGTTCGAGCTTTCAGGGTTCGAACGCGATAGCCATCGGGTACAGAGCCGGGTACACTGGCCAGGGTTCGAACGCGATTTCCATAGGAAACCTGTCCGGTACCACGGGTCAGGGTTCGAACGCCATCGCCATAGGCGCGTCCGCCGTTGCGACGTACGATGGTAGCATAGTCCTCAATGCATCTGGGCGCGCGCTCAATTCAGTGAGTTCTGGATTTTACGTGTCCCCGGTAACTGTCAACTCAGGGGCTTCGCAGCCGTTCTTGACGTACAACACCGGGACGAGCGAGATTCAGTCAATTACGGGAATTACGGCTACTTCAGGCACTCTCCAAGTGAGCAGCAACGTTCTCGTGGGAACACTCGACCCTAGCACGTACAATCCGTATTCCGGACTATGGATATATGACAGGTCTGTCATTTCTACCCCACCAAACGCCAACGTCTGGACTTTTTATTCCGAAAACGGGACTCTGAACATGAACTATGTCACGGGGGGGTACTCGCCTATTACTGTTTCCGGGCCAACTGGTCTGGTGACGTTCTATGGAGGCGTGAGCATTTCGTCGAACAGCATTTCGTTCGGGTTCCAGGCAGGTGCGAGCAACCAGTCTACGTACACGGTTGCGATAGGTACGTTTGCGGGGAGCAACGACCAGTCGTCCGGCTCTGTCGCCATAGGGTTCAAGGCTGGACAAACGGGTCAAAACGCATTCTCTGTAGCCATTGGCCAAAACGCTGGAGCAATCGCCCAAGGAACGTCGTCCGTCGCGATAGGTCAGAATGCGGGTGTTACGAATCAGGCTTCCGGGGCGATTGCTATCGGCGGGAGCGCTGGTTCTACCACGCAGGGACTTGGGGCTGTTGCTATTGGTACCCAGGCAGGACAGACGAATCAAAACGTGTACGCGCTCGCAATAGGGTACCAGGCTGGTAGGAATGGTCAATTTGCAAACGCAATTGCTCTTGGGTACCAGGCTGGTTCGAGTGCACAGGCTACGAGTGCGATTGCCATAGGGACATTTGCAGGCGATGCAAATCAGGCTGCGAGCGCGGTTGCAATAGGAACATCTGCAGGGTACACGAGTCAATCTGCGAACGCGGTCGCCATTGGTAACTTTGCGGGTCAGATAAATCAAGCTGCAAATGCAGTTGCAGTGGGGAACCAGGCTGGATTCACTCTCCAGGGGTTCGGTTCTGTCGCTCTCGGGGCGCAGTGTGGGTTTGCGTCTCAAGGGATAAACGCCGTCGCAATCGGAGCGTTCGCGGGACAGTTGACCCAGGGTTCTGGTGCGATTGCCATCGGTTCTCAGACTGGTCAGACGCTGCAAGGACTGAACGCCATCGCAATCGGTTCACAAGCCGGTATGACAAACCAGGGGACGCGTTCGATTGCGATAGGGCAAAATGCTGGTGGGACTGGTCAGTTGGCAAACTCGGTCGCCATAGGGTGGCAGGCTGGGTACACAGTTCAGGGTTCAAACTCCGTAGCTATAGGGTCGCTCTCGGGTGCTTGGTCACAGGGTTCGAACGCGGTTGCGATTGGTCAGTCGAGTGGTCAGTCGAACCAGAGCACCCAAGCTGTTGCAATCGGCGGGTTTGCTGGGCAGATTTTTCAAAACAACGCATCAGTAGCCATCGGTGCATCCGCTGGAAGGTACACACAAGGGACGCAGTCTATTGCTATTGGTAACCAATCCGGACAGTCAAATCAAGGCGCTGGCGCAGTTGCAGTGGGAAATTCAGCAGGGTTAGCTTTACAGGGAGACAACACGGTCGCTCTAGGAAATCAGAGCGGTGCAAACACTCAGGGTTCGGGTGCGGTTGCGATAGGGTACCAGACGGGGTTCGCGTCACAGGGTTTGAATGCGGTTGCTGTAGGACTTCTGGCTGCGTATCAGACGCAGGGTCAGTATGCAGTGGCAGTGGGTAACAGGGCCGGGTACCGGCAACAAGGGGACTATGCATCCTCCTTGGGCTACTTTGCAGGTAACTCCACACAGGGTCAGTACGCAGTTGCAGTAGGGTACCAGGCTGGGCAGCTGACACAAGGTGTAGCCGCTGTAGCAGTTGGTTCGCTCGCAGGAAGCTCTACACAGGGTCAGAGCGCCGTTGCGGTTGGTGACAATGCTGGTTCTCAGACACAAGGGGACTACGCAGTTGCCATGGGATTCCTGGCGGGACAGTATACACAGGCAGCGTATGGGGTTGCAATTGGTTGTCAGACAGCTGTTAGTGGCCAGGGGGCTTTTGCGGTTGCCATTGGTTATCAAGCAGGTTCTAGTGGCCAGGGAACTGGAGCAGTTGCCATTGGACAGAATGCAGGGTATCGGCAGCAGACATCTGCAGTTGCAATTGGTTTAAATGCAGCTGGTAATCTGGTACAGTACGCGGATGCCATTGCGATAGGAAACAACGCAGGTGCAAACACCCAGTTTGCAAACGCCGTAGCCATTGGGTACCAAGCAGGGTGCACGAGCCAGGGACAGTCTACCGTTGCAATAGGTAACAGTGCCGGTTCAATTTCACAGGCACAGCTTGCAATCGCAATCGGTAGCGGTGCTGGTTCTAATGTTCAACAGTCTGGTTCGATTGCGATCGGGTTCAGCGCAGGTTCAAACGCCCAGGCTTTTAGGTCGATTGCGATCGGGTACGGAGCGGGTGCAACTTTTCAGAATGCGTACGGAATTGCAATGGGGTTCAATGCGGGTGGAATTTCACAACAGACTGGCGCTCTTGCAATCGGGTCCGAAGCGGGGAAGACTTTACAAGGGACGTTCGCAGTTGCAGTAGGTTGGAGCGCGGCTGGTAGAAAACAGGGTCAGAGCGCCGTTGCGGTTGGTGACACTGCTGGTTCTCAGACACAAGGGGACTACGCAGTTGCAGTAGGGTTCCTGGCGGGGCAGAGTACACAGGGAGGCTATGCAGTTGCAGTTGGCGCACAGGCTGGAAACACTGGTCAGGGACAGTACGCAGTTGCAGTAGGTTGGAGCGCGGGTGGTAGAAATCAGGGTTCGTACGCAGTTGCGATTGGAACAACTGCCGGGTTCACTAGTCAAGGTTCGAATGCGATTGCAATAGGAAGAAGCACAGGAGAAAGAACCCAGGGTCAGTATGCAGTTGCCGTAGGGTACCAGGCTGGGCAGCTGACACAAGGTGTAGCCGCTGTAGCAGTTGGTTCGCTCGCAGGAAACTCCACACAGGGTCAGAGCGCCGTTGCGGTTGGTGACAATGCTGGTTATCAGACACAAGGGGACTACGCAGTTGCGGTTGGGTACCAGGCGGGGCAGAGTACACAGGGAGGCTATGCAGTTGCATTTGGCACACAGGCTGGGCAGCTGACACAAGGAGAGTATGCAGTTGCCATGGGGTACATTGCGGGTCAGTATACACAAGGTTCTAACGCGGTTGCGATTGGTCGCCAAGCTGGAAGCGCTGGTCAGGGTGATTATGCAGTCGCGATTGGTCCCTCCGCTGGAAACGCTTCACAGGCATCGCAAGGTATTGCAATTGGTAACCAAGCTGGAGGCGTTGGCCAGGGTCAGTACGCTATTGCAGTTGGTTACTCAGCAGGCATTTATACACAGGGATATGGCTGTATAGGTATTGGTCAGTATGCAGGGTATCTTCAGCAGCAGACAGCTGCAGTTGCAATTGGTTTTAATGCAGCTGGTAATCTGGTACAGTACGCGGATGCCATTGCGATAGGCGACAATGCGGGTGCAAACACCCAGTTTTCAAACGCCATCGCCATTGGGTACCAGTCAGGATGCACGAGCCAGGGTGCAGCTTCTGTCGCAATCGGTCTCAATGCGGGTGCGTTTTCACAGGGACAACAGGGAATTGCAATTGGTAGTGCAGGTACCACAAATCAGGCTGGATTTGGAATTGCCATCGGTAGCAACGCGGGTGGAAACTTTCAAAACAATTCGGCGGTGGCCATAGGTATCAACGCGGGTCAGAACACCCAGGGGACAAATGCAGTTGCGATAGGAAACGCAGCCGGTAGGACGGCGCAAGGTTTCAACGGAATTGCCATCGGTCTTGCTGCGGGTGGTACCGGTCAAAGTGCAAATGCGATTGCGATAGGGTCTGGTTCCGGATCCACTGGCCAGGGTTCAAACGCAATCGCCATAGGAAATCTAGCCGGCAGGACGGCGCAAGCTGCAAACTCTATTTGCCTCAACGCAAGCGGAATCGCTATTTCCCCCGCGACGTTCGGTCTCTACGCGTCCCCTGTACGAGCTCTCGCCACGAACAACACGTACGTGATGACGTGGAACGTTCAGACATCTGAAGTTCAGTATTCCTCCAGCGGCACAAAGACGTTCGTCATCGACCACCCGGTCGACAGCGGCAGGTACCTCGTGCACGCGTGTCTGGAAGGACCCGAATCAGGGGTGTACTACAGAGGCGAAGCCACCGTTCCGTTCGCGGGTGACAGAGTCGGTGTTTCTTTGCCAGACTACGTAAAAGACTTTGCGTACGAATTCACAGTGTCGGTGACGCCAATTGGAAAACCAAGGTTGTTTGGTTCTTCAAAGGTGAGCTCATCTGGAACTTTTTACATCTACGGACCGCAGGGCGAGTACCACTGGGTCGTGTACGGGAAACGTGGTTCGGTGGAGGTCGAGCCTTTCAGGAGCGATGTTCGCGTTGCTGGCGAAGGTCCCTACAAGTGGATCACCTCCTCATCGCGTCGCTGATTGCCAAAAAGAGAACACCCACCACGAAAACAAGGACGAGATAGTTGCACTCGCTCGTCTCGCCTTGCATAAAGGTGGGCTTCACGACCGGTGCGCGCTGGACAGGCTTCGCGACCGGAGGAGGCGGTCGCGGCGGCTCATCGGCCTCTAACGGATACCACGCTATCGACATTTATATTATTCCATTTTTTATTTTCTTTACATAGAAACCTCAGTTCCCTTCTTCTTGCGCCCGCCGCGCTTTTTCGCTGCGGAAACCTTCACCTCCTTGGTGTCGCCACCAAACGACTCGCCTGAAATCGAGACAATGTCGGAGATGTCGTCCTCGCCCTGGAGCTCTGGCACAGACTCGAGAACCTGCATCTTGGTGTTCATCGGCGGAGGCGGGGGCATCATGATGCCGCCCATGAGGCTCGAGATGTCGAGCCCGGGTCCCTGCATCTCCCTCCGGCTGCTCGTTCCGTCGCCGCCTCCTTTCATCGACGGGCTCGTCATCGGCCTCTGCGTCGGGTCGGCCCTGGACCCGTCCGGTCTCTGTTGGGTGTTCTTGACAGCCTCCATCATGTTCTTGACGAGGTCCGGGTTCTGCTTCATGACGTCGTTCATGTTTGGCATCGCCGCCTTGAACATGCTGTGGGTCAAGTGGAACATCATGCCGCTTCCTCCGAGCATCATGATGAGCTTAATCTCAGGGGCCACGTGCATCTTGGTCCTGTACTTGACGTACAGCTCCTCAAAGACGCCGTCGTAGTCGTCCACGTTCTCCATGACGCTCTCGGACCAGCCCTCGAGCATGATGTCAAACGGGTTGTACCGCTTGTTGAGAAACTCGACGCCGGTCACGCAGGCGATGAGCATCCTCCGAGAAAACTTGATGGACTGCTCAGCCTCGATGCTGTACACAATCCTCTTGTACTCTGTCCGAATCTGAGTGATGTCAGAGTAGGCGTTCAGGTTCTTGTTGACGGTGAACCCCTTCTTCTCGAGACGCGCGAGCTTGTTGAGAAGATCCGCCTTTTCGTCGTCTATGCTCGTGTACCCCTCAGACGGAACCTCCTCTTGGGGAGACTGCTCTTGCTGGTACCCTCCACCACCTCCACCAGGGACGTCAGGGAAGTCCTCCTCTCCTTCTTCCTCCTCGTCGTCTTCCTCTGCAAACTGCTGGGGGCGTGGCTGGAACTGCTGCCTTGTACGTTTCACCGGGTTCGTAAACGCATCAATCTCAGGCTGGGGCTGGGTCTCAGGGCGCCTCGCAACAGGACGACGCCTCGGGGCGGGCCTCGACGTAATCTCAATCTCGTTCATCAGGGCCTGTTCGTCGTCGTCGAGTTTCAGAACCTGGGTGGGTGGGGAACGCTCTAGGACAATGTCATCCATATCTCTTTAATATGAAAGTATTCGGAAACCTTTAACGCGCTTGTAAAATAAATGTTTGGTGATAGTAAATGAATTCCACGAAGACTTGCTTGATTGGTGCTATCATTCTCCTCGCTCTCTTTCTCATGTTCAGGGTCACCAGTGGGTACATGACCGGGTACCCAGTCCAGACTAACATCAGCGACTCCCAGTTTGGAAACTTTTTCAGCAGGATGACCAAGCTCGGTCCTGAGCTCAAGTGCAACCCAGGGTCAGCTGACATTGTCGACCCAAAGACCGGCGCTCGCGTCGTCCAGAGCGCGTACTACACAGGTGGTCTCCTCCCAGGTGGCTACTGCGACGACCAGCAGGTTGTCCGTGCATCCATGGACTACAAGCTCGTCGGTTCCGAATCAGCGCTCGGGGAGTAGAAATCAAATCACTGTACATAACAAATGTCGTGCCCCCTCGAAGTAAAAAACATTTACGTGACCTCTACGAACAGAGACACGAATCGGTTCCCGTATGGAAACTCGTATACTCTTTATCTCACTACGCCGATTAAGGATATTACGAACGTGGAACTGCTGTACGCCAGCGTGCCAAACACAATGTACAACGTCACGAACGGTACGAACGTCATCGGGTTCACAGACACTTCAAACGTGACTGGAAACTGCGTGCTCGCGACGATACCGCTCGGCTTTTACGGTTCGACAACCATGGCTGGGACCATTTACAACGCGACGGCGTATTACTCGAACGTGGCCATATCGTACCTCTCAGGTGAAGGACGTTTTCTGTTCACGAGAAACACGAGTTTCACCATGAACGTCATGACACAGGAGCTCGCGACTCTCCTGGGGTTCGATTACCCGTGCAGCGTCAACGCTACGCAGGCGTCGGGCACTGCGTACGCGAACAACCTCACGTACAGGAATCTCTGGTACGTGAAATCAACGTACGTCATAGACCTCAACTCGTACGACGGCGTCTTCCTAGACATTCAGGAGCTCAGGACCATGTACAACGAGTGCACGCCGAAAGGAAACCCGAACGAAACCACAAACAACAACACCGCAAACAGGGCGTTCGGCATGATACCCATGGACGTTTCAAGTGGTGCGATAAAGAGATTCAAAAAGTCTACCGAATACGACCTCGAGATACATTACCCGTACCCCATACAGAAGTTAGACCGTCTGACAGTGTCTTGGATTGACAAGGACGGTAACCCTCTTGATTTCAACGGCGCAAACGACAATGCATTCATACTGAGGTTTCACACGTTACGCAAAAACTTGTGCTCGTAATCGAGAGCGGAGCTCTCAGTAAAAAGCGTGCTCGTAATCGAGAGCGGCTAGAAAGTCGTTTTTTTCTTTTTCATGAAACTTACCTACGCAGTACCCTGTGAACGAATAGTTTGCAGTCTTTGAAGCGACTTCTCTCGCAATTTCTTTGTGTTTTTCGCTTGGATTTTCTACGTACAACAACAGTTGTGCGACGCGCTCATCCAAAGAAGGCATAGGCCTGGACGACATGTAATCCATCATCTTGTGTATTCAAGTGCTCTAAACTTTATGCGGGACCATCTTACTAAAAAAATGTTCGTATCATATAAATGTCGGGTGGTATTACTCAGCTCGTTTCCATCGGCGCACAGGATGTGTTTCTCACAGGAAATCCAGAGGTTTCATTCTTCCAGGCAACTTACAAGCGCCACACCAACTTTGCGCACGTTGTTCAGCGTCAGGTTATTCAGGGTGCCGTGAACAGGGGTGGTATGTCTTCCGTTCGTCTCGAGAGAAAGGGTGACATGGTGAGCTACGTGTACCTCACAAAGAGAACCGGGAGCACGCAGGTTCAGTTTTCTTACACTGACATTGACCACATTGATTTCCTCATAGGAGGACAAGTTATCGACTCGCAAGATGACACGTTCATGAATTACGTCGCCGATCCACTTCTGTCTTCGACTCAAAACAAGTCTGTTTTCAGCACCGTGTACACCGGGAACCAGGGGTTCTTTTACCCTCTCAGGTTTTGGTTCTGCGAAAACTGGCAGTCGGCGCTCCCTCTCATCTCTCTCCAGTACCACGACGTTGAGATTCGAATCTACTGGAGCTCGCAAATAACAACCACAAACATCTTCGAGTGCTGGGCCAATTTCATAACCCTTGACACGATGGAGCGAGAGAGGCTCTCCATGGCACCCCAGAAGCATCTCGTGTACCAGGTGCAAAAGTCGCTCCCGTCAGGCAACAAGGTTCAGAACCTCGTGTTCAACCACCCAATCAAGTTCATCTCGTCCGGGTTCACCGGAAACTGTCTCATCGGGACAAGCGCGACCACGGCATCCGTGACTGCAAACAACAACACAGACACGATGCTTCTCCAGATTAACGGCGTGGACATCGGCGAGCAAAAGTCGTATTCCCCGCACTTTGACATGGTGCCTTCGTACTTTAACGTGGCGTTCACGACCCCGAGCGCCACGAACGCGTTCACACTCCCGTTCTGTCTCGACACGACCAAGCTCCAGCCGACCGGGACGCTCAACTTTAGCAGGATTGACTCTGCACGCCTCGTGTCAAGCAACAACTTTGTCAACACTCTGTACGCGGTAAATTACAACATCCTCAAGATTGAGAACGGCATGGGCGGTCTCTTGTACGCAAATTAAATTTATTTGTTCACAGTACTAATGAACAACACAACACTCATCATTGGATTAGTTGTTCTTGTATTTGTATTCTTGTTGACATATGATCCGAAGAGTCGCAAGCTCGAAAAGTACTTGACGTCGCCAGGACAGGCTGACAAGATGCAGGTGGAGTCCAGGCGTTCTGAGCAGTGTGAGTCCGCCAGGTACCACGAGGTCCAGTTCAACTCAAAGGCCAGGGAGGGCTCGTGCGCGGGCACACCAGTGGAGTACCTGGGTGCGGTTATATGAGCCCAAAATTAAATTGAGTACTTGTAGATATGTTTCCAATCAACAAAGATATGCTGCTCATGATTTCGGTCGCGTGTGCGCTCATCGCAATCTTCTACCTGTACAAGGACCAGCAGAAGACCAAGCTCGACGTCCAGAAGCTCACCGAGGCGCCCCCCAAACAGGCTGTCGTCGTCCAGAAGAAGCCAGCGCCGCCGACGCCTTCTCCGGAAACCACTGTCGCGGACGAATAGAATTAATAAAAAGTGTGTGGATTGTAGACTCGATGAGTTACCGACACGAAATACGTCACAAAGCTATAGTCGTACCGATAGTACGACACCCCACCGACACTCGGTTCCTGGTCGTCAAGGACAGCCGACACCAGGAATGGATATTCGTTACCGGCGGGTGCAAAAAGTCTGAGATTGAGTACCCTCTTCGATGCGGCCTCAGGGAGCTCGAAGAGGAAACCCGTGGAACCGTCAACATAAAGTCAGGGGAGTTTTCCGAGTTTCAGTTTGAGAGCAGTCACAGGTCACCAGAGGAAACTCGAAAGGACCGTTCGGAAGGAATCATTGTTACTCTTGTGTATCACGTGTACATTATAAACTTTGACGTTACACAAGAACAACAGAAGACTATCATTCAGCAGTTTCACGCGAACAAGGCGACTATGGAACAGAACAAGAGAGAAGGCGCACACGTGAAAAAGGCGTACGACGAAAACGACGACATTGCGTTTGACACACTCGAAGCCTTCAACAAAAAGTCTCGATGGAGTCTCATTGTCAAACACATCATCGACAATCCAGCATTCTACAAGAGCATGGACTCGTCAAAAATGCAAAATTTTAACATTCGAACACTGTAATGAAGAACAAGGCGTACTTTGTCAAGAGGCTATGCGAACTCAGGGGCCTCGACCCGGAGTCTGATGAGGCCAAGGGGTACTACGAGATGAAAGTCGTCGACCTCTTGATTGAAATCAAAAAGAGCAAGCCCGACGCCACACCTGAACAGGAGGACGAAGACGAGTTTCCGTCTCTGGCTCAGAGGCTGGGATGCAGTTAGAGTTTAGATTCTCTTCTAGTGTAAGTAAAAATGGCACTCAGGGAGTGGTGCAAGAAAAATGGGTACAATCATGCACGGAATTTGTCACATGTACTGATGGACGGAGGTGTCCTATCTATTCCATTTGACAAATTGCGAGATTTTTATGAAGTCTACATCAAGAGTGTTCAATCTGGTGAAAAAGTTTTTGTCGTCGAGCAAAAGACTCCAACGTACAACTTTTTCATGGACGTCGACTACAAGGACGACGAAGCCCTGACTTTTGAACAGGTCAACTCACTGTGTCAAGTCATATGCGACAAGGTTGCGACGTTCAAGGACGCGAGGTGTCTCGTGACCATTTCAGAACCGAAACCAAAGGATGGAAAGATTAAGACTGGCGTCCACCTCAACTGGGAAAACTTTGTCGTGAACCAGGAAGGGTCCATCCAGTTGATGTACCACGTGATTTCGACGCTCGAAAAGGTGTACCCGAACCAGCCGTGGACAAAGATAATAGACTCGTCCGTGTACGGTTCGATGGGCACGAAGGGCAGCGGGTTCAGACTCCCGTGGTCGCACAAGAAGACTGTTCACAGCGCGTGCAAGGGCGCGGGGTGTTCCGAGTGCGACAAGGGCAAGGCGGTGGAAGGCGAGTACTTGCCGTTCTACATGTACTCGGGTGGCAAACTCGAGTGGATAGAACAGGGCATCACGATGGAGAACCTCATGATAGCAACCGTGAGGACTCAAGAAGAAGTGGTCACGAAGATTCCAGAACTTGTAGTCGTGTGTCAGCCTGTCCGAAAGCGACAAGAAGGTGACTTTACGGCGACGGAGACTAAAAACGAGATTCACGACTCCGAACTCGTGTGTCTCCTAGAGACGTTCATACGGAAACACATGGAGGGCAACAAGGACACTCGGGTACTGTCAGTCTTCAAGTTTAAAAATGTTCATCTCGTGAAGACAAACTCGAGGTACTGTGAGAATATCAAACGAAATCACAACTCGAACCACGTCAAGATTGTGATTGACGACGGACACATTTACCAAAAATGTTTTTGTCGGTGCGAGACGCTAGAGGGTCGGTACGGTAAAAAGTTTTGCAAAGACTTTAGGGGTGGGATACACAAACTCGAAATGTGCGGAGGCACTAGAATATGCAATATACTGTACGCTAAAAAGTAAAAAATATTTAAAGATTCCGGGTACAAAGTACACATATGTCTGAGACAAGAACCCGTTCCGGACGCGTTTCAAAGCCCCCTGTTCGTTACGAGCCAGTGGAAGTTGTCACGGATGATTACGCAGAAGATGACTACGACGAAGACGACCCGAACGGCGAGGACGACGACCTCGACGAAGACGAGGAAGACGAGGAAGAGAGCGACGACGAAGAAGACACTGAAAGCATGAAGGACTTTATCGTCGACGATGAGAGTGACGAAGAAGAAGAAGCTTAAACACTTGCGACATGTGTGTACTAATGGAATCTGACTTGCCAGTTCCGATAGACGATTCTATAACGTACCAGAGACCTCCTTCTATTCGTCAAGAGGAGGAACATGAGGAAGTGTACAGACAAGAGTACTATTACCCACCACCCCAGCCACCCGTGTACATGCTGCCTCCGGCTCAACAATCTCAGAAAAAGGATATTTTTTCTGAACTTGAAAGGATTCACTGGATTATATTTGTAGCAACTGTGTTGCTCGCGTTCTTTATAGGTAAGAGCATGTCGACGCCCGTGATACTCAGGTCTTCTTAGCCTGGGTGCTGACGTATCCCACATTTTGCTGCTGCATGCTCGCGACCGCGCTCCTTTGCTGTTTCGTGGCGGTCGACTCTGTACCGTACTTTGTGGCGCTGCTCGTGTCCATGAATTCGAGGAGGCTGTCTTGTTTGTCTGCGTTTACTATTTCAACGCTCGGGAGACCTTTTCCGAACAGGGATTCGTTGCACGGCGTCTCCGACCAGTCTTGCCCTATAAAGGCCACCGGTGCAACGACGTTCGAAGACAGGACCCTGTCGAATTCGTTTTCACTCGAAAACACCTTTTTGAATGTATCCAAAAACGTTTCATTTTTGTCTGGCCGTTTGCTGAAAGCCAAAAATGTAATGTAAAAGAACGTACACACCAACATGATTGTGAAAATGTTTAGGACCACTGACAAGTTTCCCATTATTGGTTACACGTATTTTAATTCCATCTCTCGTGCGTCTCGGTTCATGAATCCTCCGGCTCTGAAGGCCCGGCCTCGCTCTTGGTGCTCTCGAGCGCCTCCAGACGCTGACGCTGACGCTCCTTAATCTCACTCGCGACAATGGCGTCGGCCTCGATGACGAGCTCGGCGACGGACGCTTCTGGGCGCTCCTTCTTGAGGCGGTCGAGGACCTCTGCCGGGTGGCTGATTGGTGGCTCGTCTGGTTTGTTGTAAAACTTGGAGTTTTCGTCGCCGGGCTTGATGTACGGCATCTCACCCGGGAGAGGCTTGGCCATCATGTCGCGCTTGCGCTCCTCGAAGAGCTTGGTACCGAGCGCCTGGTTCTCGCGGTACTTGCTCATAATCTCCTCGAGCTTCTCGTCGTTGTAGTGCACGTCCTCGATGTGCTCGCGGTCCGGGGGAATGAGGAGCCACTTGTACATGTCGACGACGTAAATGTCAAACGTGGCATCCTCCTTCTGCAGACGGCGCGCGTGACTCGAAGCCTCTTCGCGGTTCGTAAACGAACCGTAAATCTTCAGACCAAACTTGTCAGACTTCTGGGGGCAATCTGGACCGACGATGGAGATGCACGCGAAAACCTGACCGGGGAGAGTCGTGTACGTTTGCTCGAGCGACATTTTCTACAGAGAGTGTCACTGGTACCTTTAAGCTTTTTTTACGCTGTCACTGTTAACATTGAATCCAGATAACTTTTTACACTGTTTGAAAACATTTTCTTGTTGGCGCCGCCATTGCTCCTACCACTGTTGTTTAGATATCTTTTGTTCGGAGACTTCGAATTAACAAATAACACCATACTTTTTGTTGGAAATTTGTTACGTGAAAGGACGTAACCATTCCCATTGTAGTACATTGTTCCAACTTTACTCAGTCCACTCCCGTTAACGTTTTTAAGAGCGTTTAATTTTTTCATAAGTGGTCTACTAGCCAAATATGCATAATTTCCTACTAGTTTATTGCGACGATTATTGTTATTGACCTCCATTACTAGTACACGACATTTAAAAAATAAACTTGTACATTAACAAATGGCCCTCAAGTATCTCGTCCCGCTTCTTGCGATTTCTTCAGTGTACGCTCAGCGTCTCGGAAGCGACCCGAAGACATGGAGCCCCAGTGTCAAGCAGCTCACGTGCGACCAGTGCATGTCGGTCGTGAACAGGACCGAGACAGCCCTGAGTTACAACGCGTGCCTTGGAATCAGGGGCGACGACAGCATCGTGTGCAAGGACGTCGTGAAACTCGCGGTAGACGTGTTCTCTCCTGAGGTTGTGTGTCAGGAGATTGGGTACTGCCCCAAGAAGCTGTGGCTGTGGTCACTGTTTTAGAAGAGCTTTTTCACGCACGTGTCTCCGTCGAGTATCGTGACTGTGTACTTTCCGAGTCCTGGAACTATCCTAGCGTGAGCGACCGCCCAGGCCTGAGCCTCCTGCAGCGTGTCCCACGTCGTCTTCTTTTCTATCCTTCCTTCCAAATCGAGTACGCATGTGTACACCATTTAGAGACGTCGTGTACCATGTACGCAGATGAAAAAGAAGAAGATTCCTCTCGCCATGAGAGAGCAAGTGTGGCTCGTGTACCTGGGGGACAGGAGCTTTAAGCACAAGTGCCACGTCAAGTGGTGCGAAAACATGATTACGCCGTTTACTTTTGAGGTTGGTCACAACGTGCCCGAAAGTAAAGGGGGTGCTACGAGTCTCGACAACTTGAGACCGATTTGCTCAAAGTGCAACAAGTCTATGGGCGACTCTTTCACTATTGAAGAGTTTTCTGACATTTCAGACAGGAGTAAAAACAGGTGGGAGTGTTTCAGGATGTGCTAAGGCGCGGTCGCTGTCACGTATGCCCCTCCGCCCGCGATTAGCAATATAAGCAGACAGCAACAGCACAGCTGCGCGCCTCTCATGCTGAAGGCTCCGTTTTTGTTAGTCATACCCATGAAGACTGTGCTCACGGCCGAGCAGTACAGGCACACAATAGTGACAAGTCCCGGTATCATAGAGGTCATACCCATTTTGTATTTAAAAATATTTTAATCTATCCTGACATGGAAAAGATACGGCAGTACCACAACGATGTCAAGAGAGAGCTCATACTGCGGTGCGTACAGGCTGGCAGCAGCGTCCTCGACGTGGGGTGCGGCTTCGGTGGGGACCTGCACAAGTGGGTCTCGTCTGGGATACGAACGCTCGACATGTGCGACCCGAGCGCCGAGGCCCTCGCGGAGGCGAAGTCTCGCGCTTCGAAGATAAAAGGTCTCGACCCTGTGATGTACCACGGGGACATACTCTCGTGTCCTTCGAACAAGAAGTACGACGTCGTGTGCTACAACTTTTCGCTCCACTACATTTTTGCAAGCGAAAAACTTTTCAGACAGAGCGTCAGGGCCATACGAGACAGGCTGAAGCCTGGCGGAAAGCTCATAGGCGTCGTTCCGGACTCTGAGAGCGTGCTGATGGAGACTCCCTTCAAGGACGAACTCGGAAACTTTTTCGTTCGCAAAGATACGACGGGGTTTGGAAACTTTGGCGAAAAGGTGTTTGTCATGTTGGTCGACACGCCGTTTTACAACGGGGAAGCGAAGAGCGAACCCATTGCGTACAAGGACCTCTTGGTGACCGAGTTGCTCGAAAACGGGTTTCGACTCGAGGAGTGGCTTCCTCTCGACGGGTCCAAGCTGAGCACACTGTACTCTCGGTTTATTTTTGTCCGCACACTATAAATGAAATGGACACTTGTCATGTTATTCATAGTACTCGATGTGTATCTCATTTATATTACACGAGACCCAGAAAACCTGAGAGAAGTGAAACAGAGGTACAAAATCCTGAGAACGTACATACAGACGCACCACGAGTCCGTCCCGGAGAAGTTTTGGGTTCTTGAGGACCCTATACTGATTGTCGGAAAAGAATCAGGGGACCTCGGGTACAACTCAAACAAGGGGTACGAGATAGGCCTGTGCCTCGACGGACAGCCGAACGACGTGTTCCACGTTCTCCTGCACGAACTCGCGCACTCGACAGTCGACGAGTATTCACATTCTGAACAGTTTTGGAAAAACTTTGCAGAACTGAGAGACTTGGCGTCCAGCATCGGCATCTACGAACGGATTCCGGCCAAGAAGGAATTTTGCGGTCAACACATCCAGGACTGAATAATTATTTTATGTGCCTACTATAAATGCAAGCTGGTTTATCATGGGGACAGATTTTCACTGGCGTCTTGCTGTGGTCGATAATCATGATGTTGCCTGTTTTGATTACGTATTTCAACCAGACGAACCCGCTCGTCTCCTCGGCGATGCTAACCATCTTGTACCCTGTAGCGATTGCGATCCTGACCCGCAAGGGCAGCTTCTGGGTCTCGTACCCCGTCATCATGGGTGCATCAGCGTGCGCGCTCTTCGTGTGGATCATTCTTTCGACGACGGGAGTACAGGACGCGAACGTCATCACGTTCGTCCCAGTCAGCGCATTCATCTTCGGCATGCTCGTCCTCTCTACTCAGATTGACATGTACGGACCCAACGCCCTGGGGGGCGGGGGAGGCGGTTTCTAATCACGGACGACAAACTTGCGTCCGAAATAGAATATAATAGCAACTAGCAGAGCAGTCACGAGGGAACCCATGGTAGAACGCCTGCCAGCCTCGTCCAGAAACTTCGGGACGAGAGTAGACAATTTGTCCTGAGCAAATCCCGAAAATGCAAGGAGCGCTGCGGCTCCTGCTAGGAGAGCCTCCATCTGCTCGTCAGTGAGGTTCATCGGGTTTTTGCTAGAAGTGGCGGGCTTCGTTGGCTTCTGGGGGGTGGCGGCGTATCCCTGAGGCGTGGGCATCTGCTGCTGCACGTACGAAGGCTGCGGAGCCATCATGTACCTTGGATCGGCCGAACCACCGGGCGCTCCAATGTAGTCCTCTCCTGGCATCATAAGGTCGCTCAACGGTGTAGAATCCATCGCTTTGGATTTACCACTATTTTTTTCAGTAGCATTTTTTTCAGGAACCGGGACGTTCGGGGAGTACACGGCGTGCATCTGCCCCTCCTGTGGTTTTTGTGCCAGGCGACCTTCGGGGGCTGGCTGAGAAGAAAAGAATGGCGTCATGGAGGAGTCTCCGCCGTCGCTCAGGTTCATGGTGCTGACGCTGTCCATTATCTGCTGCAAAGGTTTTAACAATTAAATCTCAGCGCGTACAAATTTTCTACGGTACTGTAAATGGACGTTCATCTCATCTCGTATTACATCGGCATCTTAATTTTGGTCCTGACACACGCGTACATGTTAGTCGCCATGCCATCGATGAGAATGCACTCCATCGTCAGCCTTCTTGCTGTGGCGATGATTGCGTACTACTTTATGTTTCGCGAAAAGATTATCGACTTTTGACAACCGTGACGGCACTTGACTTCTTTTTCTGCTCGGCCCTAGGGGCTGGGTCCGTGTCGTGCCTAGGGTTGTAATTCTTCTGGTGAAACGCCCACAGAGACGGCGAACCAATCCTAAAATTTGAATGAAGTTTCGCCTTGTACCAGAACACACAGTCTTCTATTCTGTTACTTCGCGACGTGTTGTCCAGGACGAGGCACTCGTAGTTTTCTGTGCACGAGTTCATAACTTGATTGAACATCTCAAAGCTTGGGAAGATTCCAAAAAAGTTTTTGTAAATCTTCTCTCTGTTCTGAAGGATGTTCTCTCGGAGAACGAATATGTAGTCTATGTTTGCTCTGAGGTCTGGAGTCAGGTCCATGCAGTACTGCATCGTCAGCATGAAGAAGATTTTCCAGTGACGACCGTTCATGAAGCACTGTCTGATGCACACGTCTTTCATGAATTTGCGATCGTACATGCAGTCATCCAGCAGCATGAAAGCCCCGCAGTTTTGCTTCCCTTGACTCACAAGAGTCTTTTGCCGTGCCAGGACCCTTTCGATAGCGTCGCGGTCGTAGTCGCCGTAGATGAACAAGTCAGGCACAAACTTTTTGTAGTGGTGGTTGCCGTCCTCCGTCGCAGACATGACGATGCCGGCTGGGAGGTGCTTCTTGTGGTACAGGATGTCAGTCACGAGGACCGACTTGCCGGTGTTTCTTTTTCCGATGAAGACACAAATCTTGTCGTCCGCCATCGATTCCGGACGAAACTTTCTGAGCTGCAACTTGCTCATGGCTACTGTGTGCACAGGAATTTAGTTGTAGATTTTTTCACGGGCTCCAGTGTCTTCGGAAGACACTTAAACTTTATATTCCCTAATAACAGTAATGTCCAGTGGACGTATACAGCTCACGTCTGTCGGTCTCCAAGACGAATTCTTGTCTGGCACGCCTGACGTCACGTACTTTATCAAAAAGTTTAACCGCGCGACAAAGTTTGCGCTCGAGACTCTTGAAGTTCCTTTTTTCCAAACGGGCATAAACTTTGGGAGTTGGGTCAACGTTATCGTCCCTCGAAACGGTCAGCTCATCAGAAACCTGTACCTGAAGCTCGTTCTCCCTCCCCTGACGGTCGGCGGGTACACGAACGGCGTCGGCAACGCGATTGTGGAGTACGCGGACCTTGTCATAGGCGGTCAGACCATCGAAAGGATAAACGGCGAGTTCATGCAGATTTACGACCAGACCTTTATCAGTGGTTCGCAACAGGCGTCCCTGACGTACATGGTCGGGACCACGCCCGGTGACTCATTCGCGCTGGGTCCGGCGACCGCTTACCAGGAAGGCGTCCAGCAGCCCGCGTACGGGTTCTACCCGAGGACGTTCATAGTGCCGCTCCCGTTTTACTTTTTTAGAAACGACGCGCTGTCCATACCCCTGTGCGCGCTCACCCGGCAAGAGGTCGAAGTCAGGATCCAGCTGCGAACGCTCCAAGCGGTCATCGCGGGAGGCAACCTCCAAAGCAACCTCACGACCACGAGCTCTATAAGTTGGAAGTCCCCCAGTCCTATCGTGTCAAACTCGCTCGCGGCAAACTTTTCCACCATAACGTGGATAAACTACTCTTCCGTTTTCGCGTGTCTTCCAACCACGAAACTGACTCCAAACGCATTTTATTACTACGACTTTAACACGTTTGCGTTCAACGCTTTTGTAAACCTCCCGAATTTCACCGGACCCATAAAAGGCGTCGCACAAAACGTCGCGGGTGTTATACTCCTGGTCGCGTCGGGTGGGAATACTTCGAATTCGAGTTCTACTCCGACGCCCGCTTATAGAGCGGGTGTGTCGCTGCTCGGACTCGCGACGGGTTTTTCGGGTGTGAACGACCCCACGTCAAACGTGGTCGACTATGTAGCCGTTGCGTCCGACGGAACAAACTTTACCGCAATCGGTAACATAATGGGTTCAAACACGTTCACCATTGTCAATTTCACGAGTCCCAACTTCACGGCGACTCTGAGTGGTGTAACCACCAATCTAAACATAGGAACAATCGCGTGGTCGCCTGTACTCGCTTCGTACGTAATCGGAGACATGACCACGAAGAAGATGTACACGTACGTAACCGGTTCTACAGCCATAAACCTGCTTGTAAACACACCCGGACCGTATACGGCGTACTCGGCCGAGTACGGGCAGATTTACAGCAACTCACCTGTAGCCTGTTCGAACAGCGTTATATCGAACGTGTACGTGTCTTCTCTGGACGGCGGGGTCACGTACCCGTACAACGTGCCTACGTATGTAACCCCTGGTGTTCCAGTCGTAACGAAATACGCAAACAGCATAGCGTACTCACCGAGCCTCGACCTGTTCTTCACGTTCATAAACAAGACTGGTTCGCCCGCGTTTACCCTGTCGTACTACGTCAGCAATCTAAACACGACAACAACGCTGACGACTTCCACTCCACTACAGGCGTTTCAGGCGAGCCTTCCTGTCGAATACGTGTTTCTGGCCGACGAAGAAGTAAAGTACATACAGGGGGCCAAGATAGACTACGTGGTGACCCAGATTCAGCAGGCGTCCGTGACCATTCCAGCCGGTTCGAACGTTCTCAACGGGTACAAGCTGTACTTTATAAACCCAGTCAAGGAGATGTTCTTCTGCATACAGGATTCGAACGTGGTCGCCACGAACGACTACTGGAACTATCTCAACACGTCGACGGGGGGCCAGCAGCTCCAGACGCTCCAGTTCCAGTTTAACGGTGAGGACATAATCTCCCCGACGATTGCGAACGACGTGTACATGGGATACGTCCAGTTTCTCAACAACCACACCAGGAGACCAAACATGGAGATTTACAACTACAGCTTTTCGATTGACCCGGAAAACTACATCCCGACGGGGCAAGTGAACATGAGTAGAATAATGAACCAAAACATTTGGCTCACATTGTCACCGAATCCAAACTCGAGAAACGTCAGGATTTACGGCGTGGCGTACAACATCTTGCGAGTGCAAAACGGCCTGGCTGGCCTGCTGTTCATAGACAACAACACTTCTATACAGGGTTAAAAATTAAAATCATGGTTTTTTCAATGGACATGGAAGAACAAGTTATAACGGCGGCGATGGACATCATCAGGCCGGTGTTTGAGAGCGCTCTCGTGCTGGCAGGCCACTACGTCAAGGAGTGCGGGCGTAACACGGTGACGTCCCAGGACGTGCAGTACGCTCTCAAGTTTTGCGCCCGAAACCTCGTCGGCAAGCACATAGGCACCTTGTTCCCAGAGGACGAGGACGACAGTGACAGCGTCAGCGACGGTAGCATCACCGAGGTTGACGAGGACGAGGAGCCTTTCACGCGGTACTCAGGCGACGACAAGATTATGAACGACGTGAACGAAGCGAGCGACACGTGGGACACGTGGGTACCGGAGAGTCCCATTGAACGTATGCTTAAAGATTCTGTAGATAAAGCATATTAGATGAATTTTAAACGGTTCAGCGACATAGGAGACGGAGAACCTAGGGCGTGGAACAGGGGGGTCCCAGGTACCAGGTTTGCAGCAGACGACGATGACGACGACGAAATACCAGTGCCGTACTGCGACGAGTTTGACGAAGAAGAGTCTGAGGCGGAGAGCGAACAGGAGGACGACGCGGAGGCGGACACGGAGACGGAGACGGACAGCGTCACGAGTTCAGGAAAGCCTGTAAAAAGAATCCTTGTCAGCATCGTTTTACAGGAGGAATCTGATTTTATGTTGGAATAATTTCTTTTCAGATATAAAATGAGTGGAATCGGTGCCATCGTCAGCACAGTCGAGTCGCAGTCTCTCAACTCTGTCGTCACGGGGTTCAGCTTCGCAGCCGCCATCGCATGGATGGACTTTGTCCGCTGGGCCATCGCGAACGTCGTCAAGGTGAACAAGACCAGCGGCGTGTTCACGTTCCTCGGTGCACTCATCACGACGCTCCTTGCCGTCCTCGTGTACTTGGGACTCGACTTCCTTCGACCGAACCAGGTCCACGAGCCGCAGCAGCCCGTGTACGCCGTTGTCGGTTAACCAGCCAACGTGTGCGCAAAGGGGTTGTTTGCGAGTTGCCTTCGGGCGACGTTCAGGTCCTTGACCACAGCAGGACCAGGCTGCCCCTTGTACGCATTGAAATTGTAGTACTGGTCGTTTACGTAATGACCGTTGTTGTTTGTAGTTGTACCGGCGACCCCGAAATAGTTGTCGGTTCGTTTGTCCGAATCGGAGCGAACCGCGGTCACCATTCCACCCTGCTGAAGCGGGCCTGCACGAATGTTCATCCTTCCTGCATTCCCGGCGCGGTCAGGACGACCCCTCTTGTCGTCAACCTTGAAGCCAACCTTGTCGAGTTCCTTGTCAGAAAAGTCGCCGCGCTCGAGCGCCTGGTTCAGCGGGTCTTTCATGTACCCGTGCTTGTAGCTGTGGATTCCAGGGGCGGGGTTATCGACATGGTAAAACTGTTCGTCGTTCAGGTCGCCCTTGTTGCGCGACGGCGCGTCGCCCGTCGTCTGGAACGGAACGAAGCGTTTCGCGGGTGCGTACTCGAGCCCGTCTGTTCTCAGGCCGGTCTCCGAGCGCGTCGTGGGTCGCTCGGTCTTGACGTACGACTCGCGGATGGTGGCTCCCGTGACGGCGCCGCCCTGCCCCTGGGCCCTGTTCGCCACGAGCGGGAGGCGCGCGGGCAAGAACGCAGTCTTCGAAGGCGCGTAGTGCGTGATGTCTCCGTACGTGCCCGCGCTCGGCTGGCTCCAGCCCGTCGTGCTCGCGCCTGGCGCAATCCTGCCTGGGAGGGTCGTTAGCCTGTACGCGCCGACGTTGTTGGGGTTGACGCGGTACAGCTGGTGGAACCCTCCGGACGCGGGAATCTCTGGGTCGAGCCCGAGGCCGCGTCCGACAAACACCTTTTCGACGGGCGACAGGTTGTTCATCTGAGGAGACACGTAGTACCGGCTCGAGAGGTCGTGCACGGGCTCTCCGTGCACGTACTGCGAAAATGCAATGTCTCCGAAATTGGGGAGCTCCTGCTTCTTGTTGACGGGCTCCGAAATGTACCCGGGTTGGGACAGGTGGTTGAGGATGAGGTCTCTGGACGAATCATCGTATGGGTACTCAGGAGGTACTTGTGCCACTGGCGGGGGAACGTCTGGTTCCGGTGGAACAACTTCTTGCTGATTCTGGCTTATTTGCCTGCCTACATAGGCTATTCCCAACAACGCAGCGATGGACAACGGATCCATCCTTTAATGAAAGAACATATTTTAATTAACGGGGTAACACGTGCCGTTCGGACCCTTGCAGTACCTGGCACCGAAGAGTGCGTTTTGTTTCTCGGCGCGCGTGCTCCCGGGGTCCCACGGCATGGTCGGTGCGGGCCCGATGCGCGTCATGTCCTGTAGAGGGAAGAAGGACCGCTCGTACGTCCGGACGAGAATCTTCTTAAACTGTTTCGTGCTCTGAGACCTGAGCTCGTCGTCGACCATGATGAGCTCGTTGGGTGCGCCCTTCCCTGCCATGTACGGCGCCGTCCCGTACTCCATGGTGCTCGCGCGGCAACACTTTGTGAACTTGCTCGGTTGAGGGTACACGGTCACGGCGTCGTAGGCGCTGTTGCTCGGAAAAGACCCGATGTCGATATTATTTAAACCTGGCTGGAGCTGATACGCCATATATAGTACCGGTACAAAAAAATTAACGACCTCCGCCAGACATACCCGTACGAGGGTTGCCAGCGATGTCGATGCCGGCGAACGAAGACGTCTGCGCGCCCCAGTAGTCCGCGTCGCAGTTCTTGGGGTCGTTGCGGCACTGGGGGCTAAACTTTTTGCCGTAGCACCACTCGGCGAACCCGGTCTGGTCGCCGGGGATGGACGAAACCGGTCCGGTCATAAACTGACGAGCAAACGCCTTGCGCTGGTACTCTGCCGTCGGCGAACGCGTGCGAGCGGGGCCGTACAGGACCGTGTTGTCCAGGTACTCGGCGACGCCCTTCTTCACGGTCGGGTACCAACACGCCTCGGGGCGAGCGGGGTTGTCCGTGTAGTCGGACAAGAGAACGTTCCCGAGAGGGTTGTCGGCCGTGGGCTTCTGACACGCCTCTTGCGGGTTCGCAAAGGTCTCCCTCGAGTCCTTCACCTGCCCTGACTTGTACATGAGAAACAAAGCGGTCAAAGCCAAGAGGGCGAGAACAATCACACGGATGTCACGGTTTATCAGGTACAACACGCACGACGTATAAAGAACGAACCGCGTACTGGAATTTATCCGCTCAGCACCCGTCTGCTTGCTCATGGGCCAAAAAGACGTAATCTTGTCTCTTCTAAAAAGTTCGGAAGGTTTGTCAAACCAACTCGTCATTATTATATTACCATTCTAGTTTTTTTCTTGACCTAGTAGCCCAGACATGCTCGAAAAAATACTAGACATGCCATTCATGAGCGACTTTTCGTCGCCACCGCCTTGGATTCCCTCTGCGCACTTGGCTGCGACGCCCTCGACCATCGAGAGCATGTCAGCTGGGATTGTCGTGATGGTCATACCCAAGATGTTCAGCGTCTGGAGATACTGCCAGATGGCATTCTTGGTGCCATCTGACAAATCGTCGTTCCAGTAATCGCCTATCGGCAACTCTGTCAATTCTGTAAAGAACGAATCGTTCTTCTGCATAATCATGTCCGAGTACTTACCCGCATTCTTCATGTACACGTCCACGCACTTGCGAGGGTTCGCGGCGCGCATGATGTCGAACGACGTGTGGTACTTCTTGAACGCCTTCTCCTCTGGAAAAGTAGACTCGAGCTCGAGGATAAACTGCTGGAGCATGTCATTGAAGGTACCAACGGAAGTCATTGTGTACCAAATGTGTACGTCTGAGCTTTAATTGCTTTTCTGTCCCACTCGTCCCTAGAACGGTTCTGTCGAAAGCTTCTCTCGCGTCGAACCGGAAAAGACGATAAAGTACACGAGAAGGGCGACGAGACACGCCGGCTTGGCGTACGCGCTCATCTGGAGTTTCTCGCCTGCATTCATCTGGTTCTTGACGTACACGTACCCGGCGGTCGCCGCGGCTGCGAAAACCGCCGCCCAAAGCGGATCCTTGAGACTGTCACCGATATCCATTACTATCAGCAAACTTTTTTTAATTCGCGTCTGGAAACAATACGTCGTTGTCGTTGTTTGCGTTCCCTGTCAAAGGTATGCTTTTCACGTCACCCGGTGCTGGAGGGGCGGGAACAACCGGCGGTACGGGCGCCCCGGGAACCGGTGGGGCGGCCCCGGGAACCGGTGGGGCGGCCCCGGGAACCGGTGGGGCGGCCCCGGGTACGGCCTCTGGCGCCCCGGGTTCCGCTTCGGGTTCCGCTTCGGGTTCGGGTTCGGGAAAGGTTTCTTCGACGTCGGGGTCCTCGGTGTCCTCGTCCGGTTTGTTTTCAAACTCAATCTCGGACTTGTTTGAGATGTACGTCTTCAGAATTTCCTGAATCGGAATCATGTCCTTGACTGTAGTCTCGATGCACACGACGAACCGGCGGGTCAGGTTCGCGTCGCGGTCGTACTCTGACATCTCGTCGTGGTACACGAACGGGTCCTTGTACAGGTCCTTGGCTGCGTTCGTGAAGCACCCGTGGATGAACACGTCGTTCGAAGGAAGCTTCAGGGAAATCTTTTTGTTTTCAGAGTTGATTCTGACCGAAGAGAGAATCTTGACGTAGCTGACAAAGACCGCGGCCAGCAGGTCGTTGAACCACCCGCACGCGCTGTTCAGCTTTTCGGCGTGCTGATGAATCATGTGGTTGTTCCAGTTCGGAACCTCTTTGAGGAGCTTCTGGTACTGCTGGAGAACCTTTCGCCCCTTTGAGATATTGTTGGCCTCTGCGTACATAGACTCGAACACTTCAATCATTTGTGGGCACATGACACAGCACAGCTGCGCCAGGTACTCCTTCTTCGCCTCTACGAGAACCGTGAGTCCGTCCATGTACACTGTGCCCGCAAAAAACTAGGCGTATCTTTTCGCAGCCTTTTTCAGGTTGATGAGCGACGGAAAAGCCTCGTCTGAAAAGGACGGCGGGGCTGGATCGTACACTGGGAGCTCAACCTCCTTGCGTTCCTTTTCGGTGTACCAAGACACGTTGAACACTATAGGTGACACGAGAGTAACCTTGAACCCGCTCAGGACGAGCTGTCGCTTGAGGTACTCTGCAGCCTTTTCTATGTCGTAACTTGGGTACCCCAGGACAAAAGAAGGAACCTCAAGGAACGTCTGCTTCTGGTACGTGTCGACACACACCTGAATCTTTCGGCTAAACTGGTCGAATATCTTCTTGTAGATTTCCTTCTTGACTTTTTTTCTAGCATTCTCAATCTCCTGTATCTTTCGTATGTTAATCATTACTTTTCACAAACAAATTCTAGCGCGTAAATTATCTCAGGGTACTAGTAAATGTCGTTAACGATGAAAAATCTAAGAAAACCTGTTCAATTGACGAATAATAATATCATGTTTTTTAAAGGAGTTCCTAAAAATACACGACACGGACTTGTGCAGGTAATGAACGGGATGTCTCTGAGTAATAAAACACGTGAGAGTGTATTAGCCGCACACAATAGATACAGTAATAATGGACCTTCAGCTCTTAACAAGGCGAGAGCAGCACTTAAACAGAAACAGAATAATGCCGCAGGAAAAAAGAAAAAAGGAGGCAATCGTCGTTGATTACATGTTACGAAGAGCACTCTGCAAGTCTGCGAGTTTCGGGAGGGTAGCCTCTTCGATGTCACGTCCCGACTTGAACTGGCCGTAAGGGTCCATGGCGTCGATGGTGTTCAGGGACTGCAAAGAAATGTCGAGGACGTTCATTTTTTCCTTGTCGACCCTCGAGTCGACGCTCACGCCGTACGCGCCTCCGCCTTCAGACGGTAACACCGTGAACAGGAAGCGACCGTTGTACACGTTTCCTGTGAGGTTTATGTTCGTGGTCTCGATGCAGTACGAACACTTTCCAATCTTTTTGCTCAGAGCACCTTGTGTCGCCCGAATAACCTGGTCGAGTTCGTCAGGCGTCACAACAGTGAGACCCTTCCCGTACCCTGGGTCCGCTGGAAGGCCGCCTTGCGCCTCGTACTTTTCCTGTGCTTGGGGCCACATGACGAATATGGTCACGGCGATGAGCACAACAAACAGGACGGCTTTCATGTTCACCATTTATGTATGCGTTTAAAAAAAATTAAGAAAAAGACTCGTTATTGTATTCATGTCCGCATTGTTGGTGTTTAGCCCAAAGTGCAAACACTCGATCGAGATTCTCAACTTTATAGAGTCGGCTCCCCAAATCAAGCCGCTGGTGCAGTTTCACGACGTCAGCGCGAAGGGCGTCCCTCCCCAGTACGCGAGGCAGATTACAAGGGTCCCGACCATGCTGACGAAAAACGGAAAGATTCTCGTCGGACAGGAAATCAAGGCGTGGCTCCAGTCTCTCATGCCAAACACGTTTACAAACTGCGACCTGAACTCGTGCAAGGGGTTCGGAGGCGGCCTAGCGTCCCTAGACGGGAACGAAGATTCTGACGGTATATTCCTCCTCGAAAACTACGGTCAGTCGCTCCAGCCCGCCATGACGCCCGAGCTCCAGAGCAAGATTAGCAAGCCAGTCACGGGTGGAAACACGTATTCATAAAGATGTTCAACGTTCTTAATAAAATGGACGTGTCCGTGCAATGCAAAGACCTCTTGGTTAAAATCAACCAATTGGAAAATGAAAACGGTCACCTGAAGCGTCTGAATGTTATTTTGGTCGAACTAATAACAGCTCTTGAGCATGAGCTGAGACAACACAATTAGAGCTACGAGACTCACATTTGACAAGAATGAAGTTCAAGACCATCCAAGCGTCTGCGCTCAAGTCTGCGTTCGAGGTTCTCAAGGACATACTCAACGATGTCAACATGTACTTTACCGACAAGGGTGTTCAGATTTTGACTCTCGACACGGCTCGTGTCGCCCTGGTTGACATGTTTCTCGACGCGAAGAATTTCGAAGAGTACTACTGCGAGGCCAACATGGTGGCCGGCGTCAACGTGACGAACATGTTCAAGCTGCTCAAGTTTATTTCAAACAACGATACGCTCACGGTTGAAATAAAATCAAGGGAGTACTTGGACATCCGGATAGAAAACACTACAAAAAAGTCTGACACGAGGTTCCAGCTGAAGCTGCTCGACATCAACGAAGACCAGATTGAAGTCCCTGACATTGTCATGGCGGTCACCACGACCATGCCGTCCATAGACTTTCAGAGGATTTGCCGCGACATGAACAGCCTCGCGACCGACCTGGAAATAACGCGAAACGAGACGCAGTTCATCATCAAGTGTCAAGGGGACTTTGCGAACCAAGAGACTGTCATCGAGTGTTCCGACGACGGGGACTTTGAGGGCGAGCTCTGCGGCAAGTACTCGCTCAAGTACCTGAACCTGTTCACAAAGGCGACCGGCATGTGCGCCTCGGTTCAGATTATGCAGGAGGAGGGGAATCGGTTTCTGGTTCTAAAGTACAATGTTGCCAATCTTGGAGAGCTGAAGTTTTACTTGGCGACCAAATCGTCTGATGACTGATGGAATCCTTTTCCAAGTCGTACTCCACGACCGTACCCGTCACGCTCACGAACCGAACGCTCGGGCACTCGGGGTCGTGTATGTCCAAGTCCGATAATTTGATAGTCTCGCCGTGAAAGTCGTTGTGTGGCCCCTCGTACATCTTGGCTTCCTTCGTCACGTTGTACACCGCCACGCCTTTTTCGTCTAGCAAAAACACGTCTTTAATAGGAACCCTGTACGACATGGACGGTTTTTTCGGGGGAAACGTGTGGTTGGGGTCTCGCGTCACGTAGACGTACTTGGAGTCGTTGAGCTTGTAGTGCACTTCGAAGAAAAAGTCCTCCACGTCGTCCGCGAGGTCCCTCAGCACCTCCTTAGTTCCTCCCATCTTGTAGTCCAACGTCACGTCCTCCACGTCCTGGTCGCCGTCCCTCACATAAAAGAGGTTCACCTCTTGTATGCGAGGCGCATTTTGGTCGAAAAAGTACGACCACAGGTCTTTTATGTAACACGCGACGGTGATTAAAAAATCGCTCGCCAGGTCCATGTACGAAAAAACCATTTAAGAAGAATAGCACCTTTTTCTTTAATGGATGGAAACTTCCTCGGTCGGTATGAAACAAAGATACAGGAGTGGGAGACCCTCATACAGACCGACCCCGACAACGAGAGCCAGTACCAGGACGAGATGTACACGTACATGGCTGCGTGCGTCCCGTACATCCAGCAGTTTACGTCGGAGAGCTCGGAGCGGCACACGATTGACACCGTGTTTGGCGCCTCTAAGAAGAAGGGCGTCCAGAGGAGGCAGATTTACCACGAGTACCTGAGGAACGTCGAAAAGTTTACAGGAATCATAGAGAACGAGGTGATACTGGACGACGTGAAACCGTTTTACGTGTGCGAGGTGTGCAAGTCGACGAACGTGTTTGCCGAGTCGTCGTGCTTCCACGTGTGCGGCGACTGCGGGTACACGCTGACGCTCCTCGGCGACGAACTCTCGTACAAGGACGAACAGGACATCGAAAAGGTTGTCAATTACTCGTACAAGAGGGACAACCACTTTAACGAGTGGATACTCCAGTTTCAGGCGCAAGAGACGACGAGCATACCGCCCGAGGTCATAGAGCAGCTCCGTTCGGAGTTCAAAAAGCAAAAGATTAAGAATATTTCAGATATAACACATGCAAAAGTTCGAGCCCTGCTCAAGAAACTGCGACTCAACAAGTACTACGAACACGTGCCCTACATCTCAAATATTCTCAAT